CTCAGCCAGCTTGCTCTTAAGTTTTACTGCTACCCTGCTTAACATTCTATTCTCCTTTAAGTTCATCTATTCGGAACTGTATATATACAATTGATTTTTCCAAGTCTTGGATTTCTTTAGCAACGTCGGACATACCCACACTTGACTTCTTGCCACAACGGGCAATGTACTTAGTAGCAGCACTCAGGTAGTACTCTAAGCCCCAAGCTTTAGCTACAAAACGATGCTCATACTTCTTGTCAGCATTCTGGTAGTGAGAAGGGTTAGTCGCACAGGTTTCATCTTCATCGACAAAGTTCAAGTGTGGCTCTCCAGAGTAGCCACCTTCCCCCAAAAAATTGACACCAGACAACGATGGGCCTCGAGTCTCTAATGGAATAAGGTTTTGTATGTCTTCCATTCCTCGATAGTGTCCTTCTTGAGAACTTAAACTCATTGCGTAATCCTGCATATTGGACTTCTCTAGATCACTTAAAAATGTGGGTTCAATCTTTTTCATAGATTACTCTCCTTAGTAGTTGATTAAATAGTGTGCGGTTAAAAGTATAAAGTATAGTGGGACACCTACCCACAAAATCCCTAATAAAAACTCTTTGAGGTTACCTTTCATAATCTACTCCTTCTGACTTTAAATATGTAGCAGCTCCTTTCATGGAGAGCCTCTGGGTTGTAACGTTATTAGTAAACATACTCTTTTTACGGAATGGGCCGTAGGTGTAGCCTCTCAGCTCCATCTGCTTAACAATCTCGTCAATCTCTTCTTGTGTTCTCTCAGCTCCGAATCTCTTCGACATAGTACCTCTCCTGTGTAAATAAAGGTGATCAGTTTAGACTCGTGATCAGGAGTTTCCTTGTCGGGTACCCTCTTCAAGAGAGGGCCGTTCCAACCTACAGGAATGGCGCAACGTCAGCTGCACTGCCTCCACCGTAGATATTCTTGTGTCCGACTTGGACTAATACATTGTATCATAATACAGTGTTTTGAAAGGCCCACGCAATTTGAGCTTCTATGAGAGGCTTGGTGGGCGTATTTACTACTTAGGGGAATTCCCTGTTACTTCTTCCAGCATCATAAGCCGTGTAGATTTAAAACCATCTTCCACAAACTCTGCTACCATATCTCCAGCTTCCGCTGCAGTAATAGCACGAACAGTCATACCATCTGGTTCAAGAACCTTGCTGTCTACTAGGATGCTACCTATAGATAAGGCAACGCACTCTAGAACTTCAGCAGGGTCTGCCCCTGAGTCTGCCCATTTGATTACTAAGCTAGCAATAACATTGCCGCAGTCTGTTCCCATCTCTTGTTGAAATGAACTCATCAGGTTACCCCCACTATAGTTGTATCGCTAGGCCAGCCCCAAGAGTTTCCAGTCATACCATCTGCTGAATAATCTGTGACACGACCTTCGAAAAAGTTCTTGAAGCTGTCTCCGTTAAGTACCCAGTCAAGCCAAGGTAATGGGTTCTCTTGGATATCCCAATTAGGCTTGAGACCTAAGTTTACTAAACGTCGATCTGCGATATATCGGATATAACACTTGACTTCACTTTGCGTGAGACCTTCCACGCCTCCCATCTCAAACGCAAGATCGATAACCTTGTCTTCAAGATCGACAGCAGTCCTGTACATTTCATAAATAGATAATTTAAACTCGTCATTGACCACCTCTGGGTTCTCTTTAGTAAAAGTACGGAACAATTCAGTCATTCCGTCTACGTGAATCGTCTCGTCTCTGATAGACCACTCTACAATCTCACACATACCCTTGAGCTTCCCAAAACGCTGGAAGTTAAGTAGCATGACGAACGCAGAGAACAACGACATACCTTCGTTACAGACAGTCTGAGCGAAAGACTTAGCCAATCCTTGCTTAGTGTCTGGGTCGAACTTCTGCATAAACTCGATCTTGTCAGCCATAGCTTCGTATTCGAGAAACGCTCCGTACTCTGCTTCAGGAAACCCAAGGGTGTCGTTGAGTAGAGCGTAAGAGCGCATGTGTACAGTCTCTCGGTGTGCGAAGGACAACATCATCATCCGTGCTTCGTTGTTCTTAATTCGAGGTAAGAATACGTCTACGTAACTTCCCCCTACTATCACATCGGACTGAGTGAACAACCTTAATATCTGTGTAATAAAGTTCTTTTCTTCAGATGAAATCTTCCCAGACTTCCACTGTGCGACATCTTCGTTCAAGTCGCATTCCCATTCTCCCCAGTGCAGCTTATCGTGCTCAATGGCTTGAGTTACGAAACTGGCGTAAGAGAAAGGCTTATATGCCGCTGATTGTGTTAATAAACTCATTTAATTGTTATCCTTGACATGACAAGCACTCATCGTCGTCTTCCCCTGCAAAGTCTTTAAGAGCAACTCGGGTAGGCTTGAAGCTTACCGTGTCTGCCTTAGCACCTGCACTGGTTCTGAGATAATATAGTCCTTTAAGTTTCTTGTTGAAAGCACGTAAATGTACTTCGTTGACGTACGCCTTGTCTGTCCCTGCTGGGAAGAAAAGGTTTACGCTCTGTCCTTGACAAATGAATTGTTGTCGGTCTGCAGCATGGTCTACTACCCATCGTTGATCTATCTCGAAAGCGGTCTTAAATACATCTTTATCCCACTGATCCATCCAATCAAGATGAGCTACACTGCCTTCGTTTAAAATAATAGATTTCCATTGTTCAGCTACCCACTCTTCGTCACCATAAGTGTCACGTATGAGCTTATCTAAGTACTTATTTTGAACTAAGTGCGCCCCTACTCGAGTCCTGTGAGTAAATGCGTTAGACTTCAGTGGCTCAATGGACGCTGAACAGCCTGCAATGATAGAGGAGTTAGCGTTAGGAGCAACAGCAAGTAAGTGAGAATTGCGTACACCTTCGACATCTGGACAATCTCCACGCTCTTGTGCTAAGTACACAGTAGCAGCTTTAGCTTGTGCCTTGATGTGAGTGAACATCTCAATGTTGTACGTGTTGGCCATAGGAGACTCCCAAGGGATCCCCTTACGCTGCAAAGCACTGTGGAAGCCCATTGCTCCAAGTCCTAAGCTACGCTCTTGAGTGGCACTAAATACAGCCTTACGAAGCTCTTTAGGAGCGTACTCTATGAAGAAACTGATCACGTTGTCGAGCATTGTAATAAGGTCTGCAACCATAGTGGTATTTTCCCACTCTTGGTAGTGTTCAAGGTTTACACTTGACAAGCAACACACAGCAGTGCGGTCTTCAGAAGTAGGCAGATGAATCTCGTTACACAAGTTTGACCCGTTAATCTTTAAACCCTTGTCTTTCATTGCTGTAGGAAGATGTCTATTAGCCTCATCAATGAAGTTTAAGTATGGTTCTCCAGTACGGAATCTTGTCTCAAGGAGACGCTCCCATAACTCTCTGGCAGAAACTGTTTCACGTAAAGAGTTGTCGTTAGGGTCTAATAGATCCCATTGAGCTCCTGCGGTAACAGCTTCCATAAACTTGTCAGTAATGTTGACAGCGTTATGGATATTGAATGCTTTACGGTTAGGGTCACCGCCAGTAGGTACACGAATGTTAATGAACTCTACAATGTCTGGGTGACTAACGTCCATGTAAGCAGCATAGCTTCCTTTACGAGTCTTACCTTGTCGGTAAGCTGTCATGTCAGAATCTACAGTCTTCAGGAAAGGAATAGGTGAAGGAGCTACATCACTAACAGAACGAATGTCGCTCCAATGGCCACCCACTCCCCCACCTTTAACACTAAGCCAACGAAGCTCTGTGGAGTGTCCGATGAGACCGTCAAGACTGTCAGGAACATAACTAAGAAAACAACTGATTGGCAATCCACGGATTTTCTCTCCTGCAGCTGGTGCGTTAGATAATATTGGGGAACTAAACATAAACCAACCTTTGCTGGCATAGTCGTAGATTCGTTGGGCTAAGTCGTAGTCTGCTTTACAGAAAGCTGTAGCAGCACGAGCATAAGCATCTTGAGGGTCTTCACCATCACGACAGTAGTATGAAGTCAATAGTGTTCGGGCTTGTTCTGAAAGTAAAGAGTTTCGTGTGTAATCAATCTGTATTGTCATCTAACCAACCCTCCACGGTTAATTTGTCTTTAAAACCTACGAGACGTTTACCTGTCTCTGTGTTAACAAGAGTAGGCACAGTGCGCACTCTGTATTTTATAGCTGAGTCCATATCCTTTTCGATATTGACATTTTCGTACGATACTCCTAACTCATCGAGTATAGCAGACACTGTTTTACAAGGTGTACAACCTTCAGTGTAAAATTTAATAATCATTGTGTATCCTTTTGAGGAGGTTTTGGGGGGTATAAGCAGTGGCTAAACTTCTCGTAGAATACCTTGTCTATGCCACTCCAGTCTACATCTTGTCTGTCTTCTGGCAGAGCGTCAAGGTAGGCTCTGTCGTACATGACTCTTAATCTCTCACAACTCAGGACAGGAGCTTGCTCTATAACCGCTGTAGGAGATAAGACATCTGGAACATCTGAAGGAGAGTCCCACCAATTAATTAAAATAAGTATTACCCATACTACTGCTGCTCCCAGTGTTATAGCTAACAGGTCTATTAATACGGATTTAACAAAAGTCATCGGTTTTCCTTTTCATGTATAGAGCCTTGAGAATCTCTCTGCTTAAGTTTAGCTATATTGTTGGTTGCAACCCATCCCAATGATAGTCCGTGCTCTGTGCAGATCTGGCTCAACATCCAAAGGACATCTCCAACCTCACCTTCCAGTGCTTCTATATCCATGGGGACACCCTTCCGCTTACAACGAGCAAACTCATGAACCAGCTCCCCACACTCTTCGGCTAAGCCAAGAGGTAAGTAGTCTGGGTCTTGATAGCTGGCAGTCTTTTTAGCTAGTCTTTGGTAACTATCGAATTGTTTAATCATACAAGCTCTCCTTCCAAGTTTCTATACTAAATACTTCATCATGGTCGCGTTGCATCCAAAGAAGTAATCCTGAGTTATCCAGTTTGTCGTGCCAGTCTTTTCCAGCCCAAGTCTGGTATGCTTCACACACAGCTTCGTATAGCTCTTGTTTGGTGACTGCTCCGTCTAAGAACTTCTTAGCTGTAGCAGGGCCGACCTTCTTAGTGCCTTCTGAAAAGAAAGAAAGTCCAGGGATATTGTCAACACGATCTCCTGTTAGGAGTTGCATTGCAAAATGCATATCTGCGTCAACAGGTAGTACCCAGTCAATCTCTCGGTGGTGAATGTTGTAGTGCCATCCTGGAACATTACGCAAATCTTTGTCTATAGTGCACAGGATAACTTCACAATCTAACCGCTCGTCACTAGCATCTGCCTTCTGGAATTCTCTATAAAGGTCGATAGCTAACAGGTCGTCGGCTTCACAATTCTCAGAGAGTATCATTGGATGATTATCCGTAATACAATCCCTGATGAATTGATAGTGAACTGGTTTAACTGAGTCTTTTCGATTAGCTTTGTACTCTTGGTACTTGGCTGAAGTAGTCCTAAAATTAGTCTTGCCAGATAAGTAGCAAACGTAGTCAGTAGACCCCGACAACTGTACAATCTTATTGATTGCAGTCTCAAGCATACCTTCTACGTCTGATTCATCCTTCGGGATAATAGTAGTCTCTAGACGAGGGTTCATACACCCCTGCATAGCCAGCAACTCCATAAAGTCATTGGCTTCAGGTTTGTTTTCGAACTTGTCTAATACTTCTCCATCTTCGTTTAGTACAGAATGAACGTTATCCTGTCCAGCGAATCCTATACGGTACACGAGAACGTCTGCATCAATTAATGCGGTTCTGTTTCTAAACATAATGGTCTCCTATTATTTATTCGAAGTCGTCTAAATCTAAGTCATCGTCGTCACTCTCAAACACTTCTTCTGCTTGTGGAGCATCTGCAAAGTCAAACTCGTTGTTGTCACCGCCACCTGCGTACTCGACAAGTTCAACGACTTGTACAGCAACTAACTCAGCTTTGGTACCCTTGTCTCCTTGGAATTCCCAGTCGTATGTACGATACTGGATGTTCACTTTACTACCGTTTCCGATAGAATCTGGATCAAGATCTTTACCATACTTGTCAAAGACTTTAACACCTTTGTTCTCGTCGCCTGATTTACGATGGGTAGGCTTGGTTAAGAGAATGTAAGGCATATCGTCACCATTAACATCCATCATACGAACCTTCTGAGCATAGCCCTTCTTCTGCCAAGCTTTGGCTACTTTAGCGTCACAGACTGCGTTAATAGACCATTGAGTTTCTTCACTGCGGTACTTCTTCTCTGGCTTACCAATCTTGGCCCAGTGTGCTTCTACATTCTTTAATAATGGCATAGTTATATTCTCCGTTTATGGTTTATTAGGTAAGTTTGGTGTGTTGCAATGGGGACACATTATGTGACCAAATACGTTAACAGGTGTGTCGGATGGTATTCTTTGCTCACACATTCCACAAAGGTAAAATACTGCAGCCTTAGTTTCATGCTCTTGAGCTTCGCCATCGTTACCTGTTAAGATATCCATTGCTTTACGTTCTGCATCAGCGTCATCGAGAGATATCCCGTTAGCTAAGCATATATTCTTTAACATCTTGTTCATAGTATTACTCTAGTGTATGTCGTACCATGTAAGACCGACTTTGGGAGAGGATGACATAGGACATTTAATCTCTAACTCTTCACCAACCTTGGCAAAGCAGTGAGAATAAACCTTCATCACCTTCTTCTCGTCCCTTGGAGCAGTCTCTGATTCGAACTCGTCATGGTATATAAGTAACCATTTTGAGTCAATTCTGTTCTTCTTGATAAGACGATCAGCCTTAACTAATGTGTACTTCATGAAGATAGCTTCATCTCCTTGCAACTTATAGTTAAGACATTTGTGTTCGGATTCAACGTAGATACGTCGACCATCAACACCTGTAATCCACCCTTCTTTGTACTTCTCTTTGTTAGTTCTCCACTCATTGAGTAGGTCTTCAACCATGTCTTTGAGCTTAGGCCAGCTTGCGAAGAAGTTCTCCTTCAGACGCTTACCGTCTTTAGCAGTACCATCGACGAGTAGTCCAATCTTAGCATCACCTGCTCCGAACAACAATCCGTAGATAAAGTTCTTTGCTCTGCCTCGACCGCCTGTGACACGATCACGAACATCATGCCAATCAGAATGACTAGGGTCATTATCGAGAAGCCATTGATGGTCAGCTTCTTTGACGAGACCAGTAGACAAGCCGTTAACAGTATGAACATCACTTCCCACATAGTTATCATCATCATCTTCCTCTATACCGTCGACCACTGTCTTGATATAATCTAAGTCGCCCATTAGACCAGCTAATAAACGAAGTTGACAACCAGCAGCGTCAGCTCCTATAAGAAGTCTGTTTTGAGGAGCAATGAAACACTCTCGCATTTCTTTACCAAATACTGATCTAACTCCAGGAACATTAGTCAACTTCTTGTGTGCCATACGGCCTGTAGCAGCTCCGAGAGTATCGAAGTCGCAACGTAAACGACCATCTGAACCAAGGTTGTTCAACCAACCCTTCGTCGGGTCTTTGGGGTTCTCTAAGGTCTGACGCCTGTGTACAAGGGTCGCATGACGACCAATGAACTGTCCAGTCTCACCTTTGATACTTTCGTAGCTATCCTCAGTAAGCTTAGGGCTAGACTTAATAGGTTGATGGTTGTCATCCTTGAGAGTCTTACCTGTATCTGGACACTTCTTAAAGTTCCAAACAGTAGGTACCCAACCTTGTGTGAATAAGAAGTTCTTAATCAGAGCATGTTGAGACAACCGTACAGGCTCAAAGCTGATACGGCTATAAGGCCCAGCGATAGTCTTCTTAGTCAAAGCGTCCATCTGAGACAACCCAAACCATAACGCAGAATGTTTGTCATACTTACCAGACTTTAAGACTTTAGGTAGCTTAGGAGTACGAGTCAGTTTAATATCTAAACCAGCAGCGTTTACCTTAGTTTCAGGAACTCTCTTCCAGATGCCACCAAGGATTTCATTAGATTCTTTCCAAGTACACTTAGGGTCTTTGGGCACACATACTCTCGGGATTAGTGGCTCTACTGAGGAGCGCAATCTCTCAATCTCTTCGTCGAGGTATGTAATGTTGTCTTTCAGCTTCTGAAGGTCAACCAACCAACCATTGTAAGTCATCTCAGCACATATCTTAGAAGTCTCGTGCTCGACCTTGATAGCGTTAACTATGTTAGGTTGACGAGAAGCTTCAGACATAAGCTTGTGGTAAGTTTCTACGTTTATGCGCACATCTTCTACGCAACGGGTAACCATATTAGGTTCGAACTTCAGCCACTGCTCTTGATCAGGCTTCTTAATTCCCATCTTAGCACCCCAAGCCCCGAGACTGTGTCCAGTTGGATAACCTTTTGGACGATAGCGTGTGAAGTGTAGGAGCTTGGATAAGATTAAAGTGTCGACTACTTCAGCTTGAAAATGATAACCTGTAACCTTGTGGATAGCAGGGATGTCAAATCCAATGAAGTTGTGTCCGATGATAACGTCAGTTCCTTTCAAGTACTCAACAAAGTCGTCGATGTCGCCATCAGCTTCGTCGGTATGCTCTGAAAAGATATGTTGCTCACCAGTATCAATGTCGTGAGTAACCGCAATCCATATGCGATTAAGTTCTGGAAGCAGCCCGTTTGTTTCAATGTCGCAGATGATTCTCCGCATAGTTGCCTCCTAAGTAAGTTTTTCATTGTATCATAATACAGTGTTTTGATTTGTCACAACTTAGTGCTTACGGACATCATCAAAACCTTGCAAAGTGTCTTGTCGTCGTTGGTCTTCTTCGGCTTCTGCTAACACCTTTTCTCGGTTAGTCTTTACCATAAGGAATATAGTCACAATAGGGACTACTACTACTAAAACGAATACGAGGGGTGCCCACAAAGGAGAGAGAACCCACCACCAAGACCAAGCAATGTATCCAGTGAGTTTAAGCGTAATAAATATTAAGGCTAATACCCAAAGGAAAGGGAATGTCTTTCTTTCTGTTGATTTATTGT